AAAGACAAGTTCAGTTCCATTGCAGGTGCAAGACCTGCAACAGGTGTATCACAGGACTTGACAAGACCAAACATTGAACAGATGGCAAAGAACAGGGGTGAAGGTTGGCATTCCTTTGGAATCAAAACAGCATCTATGGAACAGTTACTGATGATTGTTGAAATGGGAATGATGAACCTTCAGACTGCTATTGGTCAGGGTGTTGTCAATCTTCCTTGGACAACAGGTTCTGACACAACAAGTTCTTATGCAGGTGCAACAGGTTCAACAGCTTCACTTGGTAATGGTACAGGCAGAGCAACAGAAACAACCACATATGAAGGTGGTGTTGCTACAAAGAACACAGCAGATGGAAAAACTTCTATTTGTTATCGTGGTGTTGAAAACTTTTGGGGTAACATTTGGAAATTCGCATATGGAATCAACTTTTATTGTGAAGTTGGAAAACCATTTTTAGGTTATGTGTGCAAAGATTTCAATTATGCTGAATCTAAGAAAACAGATAATTATGAAAATATTGGTTTCGCACTTCCATCAGAAAATGGATATGTTTCAGCAATGGGATATTCCACAAAGTATGATTGGTTGTTCTTACCTTCTGAAGTCAAAGGAAACAGTTCATTACCTGTTGGTGATTACTACTATCAGAACAACACTTGGGATGGATACAGGATTGCTCGGTTAGGCGGTCATTGGAATGATGGTTCTAATGCGGGTGGTTTCTATTGGGGTTTGAGTAACGGTGTTG